TGTACCATATCCATATGCTGGAGTTTGAAATGTAGGACCTATTCTAACATAAGGATTTGTAGTAATAGTTCCTCCCGCAGTAACACCTGTTCCACCCTCAACACTTGGCATTGTAACTGTAAAAGTTCCTGAACTTGGTACTGATAAAACTTCAAAAGTATTTGTTGTAAAATCTGCTGCTACATAACTTGTTGTAGGGGAACCTGGAGTTGTAACACTTGTAAATATAATATAATCACCCACCTCTAAACCATGTGCTGCTTTATTAATTGTAACTGTTGCTGATCCTGTTGTTGATGTATAAGTGCAAGAAGTTAGTGCAGTTCCAAGAGGCGTAATATCGTAAAACTCACTTTCATAATAGATAACTAATAATTTAGAAGTACCAATAGCTGCATATCTATTACCATCTAAAGCTGTCCAACTGTGTTGATCTCGCGCGGGACCTGCGAGAGTTTCATTAACTAACTCTTGCCAACCACCTATTTTTTGAGGTTCGCCATACCTAAACCTAACATTATCACCATCAATCCATTGCCCTTCGGCTCCGGTTGCGGTTTGTTGTTTATTGAATCCAGGTTTAAATTGTATTTTCTGTAAAGGCATAAGTATCCTTTATATACTAAAAAAAGAAGAATTATACTATTTTTTAAACCAAGAAGGTAGTCCTAAATGTTTTCTTTTATCAAAAATATTGTCTTTTGCACCTTTAGTTGCAGCATTATTGTAATGTAAAAAAACTTGTGCACAATCTTCACCATTAAATTCTTCTCTCCAGTGCTCTAATAAATTACCTCTATAAACTAACATATCTCCAGGTTTTAAATTTACTTTAATACCTTTTGTATTATCAGAAATATAACCTTTACCTTCTATAACTCCACCCATTTTAGGATTGGGTTCAATATAAATTGGCCATGAATCTCCACCTAGATTTAATGTTGTGGAAATTTCACATGAAAATCTATCTTTATGACGATGTAAGATATCTCCTTTTTTATATATTCTTGCATAAGAATAAGTAGGGATTAATTTTAAACCTGTTTGTTTTTCCATAACAGGTTGAACTAACAACAATAAAGTTTCCATAGCTATATCTGAATAATGAGAATAAGTATTAGGAACTTGGTCATCATTCCAAACACCAAACTCTGTAGTGAATGGAGATATATATCTTTCATCAAACAGTGTTCTTGCAACTTGTCTTTTCATTAAAAAATAGTTGTAAACAAAATTTGCAATTTTTGGATCTATTGCTTTTTCAATTACAGTAAATCTATCTTTTTTAAAATTATATTTAGCCATTATATGTTTACCTTTGCCATTTCTTTAGGAACTGCTTGAATGTTAAAATGAATAAATCTAAATGGTTCTTTACCATGATCTACCGCATACTCGTGCTCCATATATCCTGGAAAAAATATAAGCACTCCTGGTTTTACTTTAAAGTGTATGAGTTCTGTACCGTAGGTAATTGCATCTGGTTTTTTAAGTTTTAATTTTGTACAACGTGCTCCTGTTCTTGGCTCATGAAATATTGGATAAGAAGTATGTTCACTTGCTTTTAAAAAATAAAAACCACCTACATGTTGATTATGGTGAATATGAGCAGAGTGATTTCCTCCACCATTTTTAGCAAATTCTTGTACCCAACTTTCAGAAAAGAAAGTTGTATATTGTTGCATATCAAATCCTTGCCAATCTAAAAATTCCCATGCTTTTTGACCAACATAATTATGAAAATCTCTAAACTTAGTATCAGCAGTTAATGGTGTTGAATGATAAGATGTACCGAAATCTTCATTTTTTTCGATATCAGCTTTTCTTAAATCTCTTGCTTCTTTAATATATTTGTCAGTTGCTTTAGTAAGCGACTTTACAAATTCTGGTTTATCTTCCATCCAGATTGGTGTTTTAAAGTACTCGTTTATAAACATATTATTTAAAAGGATATCCAAGGTGCCATACTACCAATGAATATCTAGTTCCTCTCGTTACAGGTTGAACTCGATGCCACACAAAACTTGGAAATACTACTATCGAGCCTTTGGGTAATATTTCTTTTACAGTTAACAAATGTTTATCTTCATCGCGCATGTGAGGATCATAATTTCTACAATCAAATTGTAATTCACCTCCTTGATATTCACTACCATCTGTTAACTGACAAGTCATAGATAACTTTCTAATTTTACCATGACTGTTTGGATCATCTGGTTTATCATAAGGTTTATCCCAGGAATCGCAGTGCCAATCATAGTACTGATTTAATTTATATTTAGTAAATTGACATGATTCAGAAAAATCCCAATCAAAATTCCACCCTGCTAATTTATTAGCCTCGTGCACGTACGGGTGTATTTCTTTATAAATCCATTTATCATTTAACCAAACGATATTAGAATTTCTTTTCTTTTTTAAATCTATAACTTCTTCTTCTTTTAAAGGTTGTTTTTTTAAATTTCTATTAGAACCTAGTTCACCGATAATTGCTAAATCTTCTTGATGACTTAAACCATATTTAATAATGTCATCACAAATTTTTGGTGGTATTGCTGATTTAAAATACCAATAATAATTAGATAAATTCATAAGTAGTAGTTAATATAAAGTTTAATTGTTCTGATGTATTAGAAGTTATGTGATATCTTTGAGTAGAAGGAAACATTATAAAATCATTATTATTTAATGGTATTTCCCAACTTTTACCTTTTCTTCTATTGTCATCATATTCTATAAATACTTTACACGAATCTTTACCAACGTTTACTCCATAGAGCATTACGTAATCTGGAGAATGTCTTAAATCTACAGGATCAACTTGTAGATAAAAATGTGAATGTTGTCTTGGTTTATAAATATTACCAATTGTTTTTTTATGAACTAATGTGAAACCATATTCTAAATTAATATGTTCTCTTAAATATGTTTGTAACATATCCCAAGATCTAGAAAATGGAAATTCTCTGTTGTAAATAGTAGATGATAAAATATCAGCGACCAATTTTTCTCGGTCTATTTCAAATTTTTTAGGCATTTCTACTTGACCGAAATGTAGGTCTATCTGTGATAAAACTTTCTTATGCATACCTGTGAAGATATGTAATAAAATTTTATATTAATGTCAAATATTAAGATCTAGTCTTTAATTCCCAAGACTGTCCAGCTTCATTCCATTCGTAATATGATAAAGCTGTAATTTGCTCTTCAGTTAATGCTGGTGCATCACCAATTGGTGATTTCCAAGATGCTGTTGGAATATGTTTTACCCATGAAGCATAAGGTTTTTTTGGCCAAAAGATTTGATCATCTTCATCCCAAGTATAACCAATACCTGCATAGTTTCCTCTAAATGCTTTTGTATTATCACCAGAAGAATGTTTTCCACCAGATGTATTGTAAGATGTTTGAATCCACATCTGAGCTGGCCAGTTATTATGTCTTTCTAGATATTGTTGACCTACTGATTCGTCTTCAACTCCAGATGCATTCAGCATATCACTGTTGTTCAGTGTTAATACTGCTATAACTTTTCCGTTCGCTCCTAATTTTGCAAAATGTGCCATAATTGTCTCTTATTATATTTTAGTTTTTTGTTAATTGTAAATCCATAATTTTTATTGAAATTTGTATCTAATAATAACTATTCCTGATCCGCCAGCGCCCCCTGCATTACCTCCTACTGATCCACCTCCTCCACCTCCTCCAGTATTAACTGTTCCTGGTGTTCCAGGATTTGGTGCTCCAGGTCCTCCAGCACCTCCACCTTGACTGGCTGTACCTCCATTACCACTGTATGCTCCACCTCCTCCACCACCTGCTCTTCCTGTTGGTGTTCCATTAATTGAAGATGTTGCACCAGTTCCTCCAGCACCTCCTGGACTACCAGCAGGTCCTGAAGTTGTTCCTGTAGCCGTAGCTCCTCCTCCTCCACCACCACTAACAGCACCTGGTACTGGAGAACTGGCTCCACCCGAACTACCTTGTGGTGGACTTGTTGGAGGTGTATTACCTGCTGATCCAGGATTACTAAACCAACCTCCTCCTCCAGAACCTCCAGTTCCACCTGTTGGAAAACAATTAGTTCCACCTCTACCTCCACCAGCACTTGTGATAGTTGAAAAAATTGAAGGATTTCCAGGATTAGCACTTGCAGCTCCACCACCTCCTACTGTTATTGGATAACCTTGAACGGATACTGGTAATGCTCCTCCAGGATTCGCTAATGGACTTGCTGTCCAAGCTGCAGGGCTTGGAACTGATTCTCTAAAACCACCTGCTCCTCCACCACCTCCATGATTAGCACCTCCAGATGCACCACCCGCCACTACCATATAATCTACTGTTGCTGATCCTGCTGGTGTTCCAGCATTTGTCACTGTAAAAGTTCCAGGTCCTGTAAATGTATGAATTTTATAATTTCCACAAGTTGTAATAGTTCCACCCGTTGCTGCTACAAAAGCATTTCCTGTAACTTTTGTTGCATCTCCTACGTTAGTCCAACCTTGTGTTGAGTCTACATAAACAAAAGTTGCTGCTTGACCTTGAGTATTTAAAGTTGCATTTGCGTTAACTCCTCCAATTTTATCTGTTCCATTTGGAGTAACTGTCACATTATTTGTATTCCAAGTTGCTGCGTAATCAGCTAAAGCTACTATTGCACCAGCTGAACCTGCGGGTAAATTTACTGTGATTGCACCTGAAGTTGTATTAATAAAATAACCTACTCCATCTGCTGCTGTAACTGTTGTAGTTTTAGCAGTTGTATCCCAATTAACTGCACCAGTTCTTCCTGCAGTTGCAAAAGATAATACGCCAGAACCATTTGTGGTTAGTGCTTGTCCAGATGTACCATCTGCTGTTGGTAATGTAAAAGTTACATTTGATGCAACAGTTGTACCTGCTTTAAGTGCAACATATTGACCACCTGATGCATCTTCAAATCTTAATTCATTTTGTGTTGGTAAATTAATTTGTTCAAAACTAGATGCAGCTAAATTAGCATTTATATCTATAATATTAGTTCCGTTTGCATATAAAAA